TATTTACCGAACTCAAATTCAGCGACATGACATGCAAGCGTCATTCTCGCGCCACAATTTTCCCAACATCCACATGAGCTACACCGAACCCCTCAACAATCCCAACCCTGCAGAGCTAAGAATGCTCCCCGTCCCTGCGGGCACCCTGAAAAGCCCTGGCTGCGATGACGTAGAGATTCCAGCCTTTCACATGGCTGAGACTGTAATCACCCAAGCTCAGTGGCGTGAAGTTGCACAATGGGAAGAACGCCCTGGCGAAAAGTGGGACCGGGAGCTGGACCCCAACCCATCACGGTTCACAGGAGATGACCTGCCTGTTGATTCTGTCAACTGGTACGACGCCAAAGAGTTCTGTAATCGCCTGAGCCAACGGACGGGCAACAACTACACGTTGCCCACAGCCGACCAATGGGAATATGCCTGCCGTGCTGGTACGACAACTGAGTATTACACGGGTGACACGCTGACAAAAGATGACGCAAACTTTGACAGCAATGGCACTACACCAGTATTTAAGTACCGCCCTAATCCCTGGGGTTTCCGTGATATGCACGGCAATGTATGGGAATGGTGCCTGAATGACTGGGAGGCAAAATCGTGACACGCAAACTGATAAGCGGGGGGTCCTGGAACAGCTACCCCGGGAGCTGCCGCTCGGCCTTTCGCAGCCACGGCGAGCCCGGCATCACCTCCTACGGCAGCGGCTTACGCGTGGTGTGTAATGAACCTGAACGCTCAATCGCAACACGCAAAACGATGAGCGGGGGGTCCTGGTTCTGCCTCGCCAGGCCCTGCCGTTCAGCCGCTCGCATCCACCCCGTGCCCGGCTTCATCGATGACGACCTCGGCTTACGCGTGGTGTGCAACGAACCTGAGCGCTCAATCGCAAAAGACAAAGTGATAAGCGGAGGGTCTTGGCTCAGCGGCCCCTGGGGCTGCCGTTCGGCCGCTCGTTCCCTCTACGGACCCGGCTTCGCCTTCGACGACCTCGTCGGCTTCCGCGTGGTGTGTTGGGAGGCAAAATCATGACACGCAAACTGATAAGCGGGGGGTCCTGGTTCGACGTCCCCAGGCACTGCCGCTCGGCCTCTCGCAGCCACTACGAGCCCGGCAACACCTTCAGCCACTACGGCTTCCGCGTGGTGTGTAATGAACCTGAACGCCTAATTGCAACAGACAAGGTAATAAGCGGGGGGTCCTGGTACAACCTCCCCCTGGGCTGCCGTTCGGCCTCTCGCCTCCACGACTTGCCCGGCGTCACCAACAACAACAGCGGCTTCCGCGTGGTGTGTTGGGAGGCAAAATCGTGAAACTCAAAATGATAAGCGGGGGGGCCTGGTTCAGCCTCCCCAATCACTGCCGTTCGGCCGCTCGCAACTACTACGTGCCCGGCAAGGCCAACGACACCGACGGCTTCCGCGTGGTCTGTATACCTGAACTCCCGCAACCTAATTATGACTGACCTATGTCCATTGTGTGGGGGCTCCTGGTATCACATTCCGAATCTCTCCCGATCGGCCTTTCGGGGTAACATTAACCCGGACGACCGCGACTCCAAATTCGGCTTCCGCGTAGTCTCCACGCCCAACTTTTCACCTTTAACCACCACGAGCTTCATTGAACCCCTGACCACCACGCCCTCCTTAAACAGGGTTGACATTCCTGGCAAGGATTATTCCATGAGCATTCGCTTAACTAAAAGATACCCATTGCATGGGGGATCCTGGTACAGCCTACCCAGTGACTGCCGTTCGGTCTCTCGAATCCACAGCGAGCCCGGCAGCTCTCTCAACAACTACGGCTTCCGCGTGGTGTGTAATGAATAGCTTCGTCCTTTACGCCATAGGCGCACTATGTCTCGTCCTATGGCTATTCCAAATTGGCAGCCCCATTGCAATTGTGGTCTTTGGGTTGGTCGGGGGCTTCTGCATATGGCTAGCATTCGACAACCCTTTCGACCTCAATGACCATTAGCGTCTTTGAAGCCGTTGTGATCGAAATCACAGGTTTTCTTGATTCAGGTCACCGAGCAAATCGACGGCGAACCGTAGTATGTATGTATAAATCAATAAAGGGTATGTCATCGGCCTTTTGCAAGCGCAATCTACTAAGCCTAAGCGTCTGCAAAGGGTCTAGGGCATTAAAAGGTTCTATAGTTAGGTTTATTCTTTGCGCCATGGGCAGCGCCTGCTTACTTATGTGGTGGTTTAAAGTTGGGAACCCTATTACAACTCATTTTTTAGGGTTAAGCGGTGCTGCCTCATTTTGGCTGGCAATTGACAGGCCGTTCAATCGTCCGTAGCTGAAAATATATCGTCACATTTGCTGCGGTCTGCTGGGCTGGAAGTCCTCGCCGTCAGAAAATCACGTGGTCGGACCGAACCAGCTAGGCGCTATGATTCTGAAATTTTATACCCCAAAATTACCCCATGTATAACGTCAACTTGTTTCGGTTCGTATTTTGCACCATTCTATTCTTTGTTATGTTGTCCACGACGTTTGCTATCTGGGATTATGCTAGATGTAAAGGGCCGGTTGAGCGTTGTGACAATAAGGCTGAGGAGGTGCGCAATGGACTGCTATTTTTCTTACCCGTCCTATTCTCTTGGATCGCCCCGAGTCGCAATAAACATAAAGAGTCAAGCGATGTTCACGTATTCAATCCTGACATTCAGCCTGGCCAGCCTCCTGTTAATCCTGCAGATACCCCTACCTCTGAGCCTAGGAATTAGCTAGGTCTTACTGGTAATCCTTTCTTCATTTCTTGTAGCAGCATCTCACGAGTACGGGATAAGGAGCCGACCAACGCCAGCGTAACCACTCTCAGTTCCTCCAGATCCTGACAACGCCTGATTGCAAGGCAGATCCGAGCTTCCTCGATGTCCGTCATGATGGGTGAGCGGTTGACTCATTCTGACAATGCCACCCGATGACGACAACCGGCGAGCAGTCCTTCACCCTGGCTGGTTATTTGCAACAATTATTGGCATATTAGTCAGTCACTTAGTTTTCCTGTATATCTTACTAAGTTTATGCACGTGGGGAGTAAGGCTTAATTTTCTCGCCATACTTGAGCGCGATGGTGTAGTAACCAGTAAAGCGTTTGAATCGGGTCCCGCCAGAGATCAACTGGCGTTATGCACAGACCTTGATGATGACTTTAGGAACGCAAGAAACAAGGCAATCGAAATTGTCTTAGCGCTCCTCGTGCCTACGTCATCAGTTGCTGGATACTATGCAAACCGTAAGAAGAAAGACGACACAGACCCCACGTCAAAGGGTTGAGCGGCAGCTATAAACCCCAGTAATACTGCAAGAGCCTGGCGTTTATCGCTGGGCTTTTGTGCAGCACAAAGCCCCTCAGTCTCCCAAGGGGCTATGGCGGGTGCTTCCATTCAGCTGAACCACAAGCAGTAGAGCAAGCGGCCAAAGGCATGAATGAGTGCAAAAGCCGTAAAACCGAAGCCTTACGGCCCTGCCCCCTGCCTGCAGAGAGACAGAGTGGGTAGGTCAAGTGTAGCAACAAGCTGGCACGTCGATGAGTTGCAACACTTTGATTCGACGCGGCCTGGGAGAACCCAGGACTTATGTCCGATGCTCCCTACAGGAGCAGAGCGGTGACAGCTGCACTATAATCCATCTGTGGACTGCAGATTGGCGGTCGGCAACAAGCTCTAGCACTGCAGTGCTGGGGCTTATTGTTTGTTTGCACGTTCAACCCCCTGATGATGACCCTACGGCAGGTCAGCCTTGACGTTCAACCCGGTCTCCTTGTAAACCACCCCACCACGCTCAACCTCGATCAGGTCGTCATCCAATAGAGATGCCAGCTCTTCCACCTTCAGGCTGTAGAGCTGAGTCCCCCGCTCAACCTTGACTAAGTCAGTGCCGACCGCATCAGCCACCGGGCTACCTTCCACTACGGACTATGATAAGGGTGCCCCAGCGAGTTCCCGCTCCTGAGGCGCGACCAACTCAACTGGAGCTTGAGCCGATGGAAGGCACTCTAAGGCAGCAACGGCCTAGGGAGTACAGGATATGGAGGGCGATGAAAAAGCGATGCCGAAATAAAACCGAGTTACCTTACAGGGACTATGGAGGGCGAGGCATACAGGTATGCCCTGAATGGGAAAATAGTTTTGAGCAGTTTTGTCGAGATATGGGCAAATGCCCAAGCGATCAGCACTCAATAGATCGCATAGACAACGATGGCAACTACGCCCCTTGTAACTGCGTGTGGGCGACCCCTAAACAGCAAGCAAACAACAGAAGGAATAACAGACTCATAACGATGAGAGGCAAAACTCAAACACTTATGCAATGGTGTGAAGAGTTAAACCTCCCGTATGAACGGTACAGCAACAGGATATACGTTAAGGGTATTGACCCGGAAACAGCGTTTAATACGCCGAGGCTAAGGGACTTTCGGTCGATAGAATATGATGGCAAAACTCAATCTCTAAAGGCGTGGGCGAAAGAACTAGGCATTAAATACTGCACCCTCCACGACCGAATAACTAGGCAAGGTATGACGCCAAGTGAAGCGTTGAGCAAGTGATGCGTCAGCCATCAGCGTCGGGCGTAGCGTGGAGCCATGACGAGTCTACGCGAAACCCGAAAGCGCCTCCTGGGGAGGATTGATCAGGCCATCGCCAACCTGCATAGCCCCAGCTCCCCTCGATCCACGCCTTACTGCCCCTTGCCTGAACGCCCAACCCCACCACCGTCTAAGCGGGATTGACTAACTCATAAGTTGCTTCAAAAATATCCGGCTTACAGGGATACCTCTCGCCTTTAACGCCCGTGATTACATAATCACCGTCATCGACCAAGTGCGGACCTTCCAGCGTATGAATAGTTGGATAAATACCAGGACCATGTTTCGACTCCTTCCATTCGTGCATTTCCACTCCGGCAGGCATTCCTTGTACATCGCTAGTCGATGCCAGAAACTGTACAGCTTCAATAACGACAGGCTTCTTCCGATACTTAGCCATAACACATGAAAAAACAACTTTAATATCGTAGCATTGCTTTACTGCCCCTTACCTGAACGCCCAACCCCAACGGCGTATCCTGCCATAACACCCGCTGCACTAAATAACGACAACACAGCAGTCGTATAAACCTCCGCCGCAGTATCTACATTCACATGGACATGATCACAGTTGTGCGACATCTGCTCATCTCTCTTTGAGCCATCCTCAAGAACCTTGTTGGCATAAGCTCTGCACCATTCATAACGTCCCTTTAGATAGACAAAGTGCCCCGCAGCAACAAGCCCCAGCAGCAACGTAAGAGCTGCAAACACTAGGGCATGGTTCTTCATCTACGCCTGCGTTAACCTTGCGCCGTAACAATCTCTTCCCATCCCTGGGGGTAGGCACTAGGAGCCCAGGCATTGATGCCTTGGTAGATCGACTGATAAGTCTTGCCGTTCTCCAAGCACTTATCCCCGTAGGCATATCGTCGTTCGGGGGTGTATTCAGCGAGGCCAGGCTCATAGTCAGGACTGGCGGGCTCCCAGTGCCTATAGAAGCCTGAGTCGTGCCCAGGCTCTGCGGTGTTGGCGTCGATCTTTGAAGTCCAGGTGTCTACAGGCGGCGGATAGGCAGGGTCATCGACAGGATGGTTGACCGTATCGCCGATGTTCCAGACCTGCCCTGCTTTCCACGCCACTGTCTGGACAGGATCTGACTGCCAGTAGCGGACATCAAACACAGGCTCCACCGTGTTCCAGTCAATGTTGCTCCTCATCGTGTACTCGGTGCCGTCGATGGTGTGAAGGACGCGACTGCCGAAGGGATAACCACGGTCAAACCATCTCTCCAGGCCAGGCTGAGGCTGGACCCACTCTGGCGTCTCCTCATCCTCAGGCTGTGAAGGTGGCAGGTTGGCGGCGTTGGTCGCCCAATCCTCAATAGTGATCTGGTCCCCGTAACGGGTGATCACATCGGCGAAGGCAGGATCGTACACCCCCGTGTGGGTGTCAGGGTGGAACTCCCTCAACAGATCAGCGCACATCAAGAATTTGCCGCCTTGGATCTCGCGGATGCTTGTCCGTGATCGGATGGTGTCGCACTCGACATCCTGCCCCATCAAATAGCTGGCAGCCTCAGCATTGGGGAAGATGACAGCCGATACGCTCAACTCCGCATAGGACTTGCTGGACACAGTGGGCCAGAACTCAGTCAGTGTGGTCATGTGCCGTTAGGGGGAAAGAGCGGCGGAGATGTCACTGTTCAATGTGGTAAGACGAGTGTCGAGTAAGGCGATGTCTAGGTTTGCGCCTATAAAATAAAACTGCAACCTGCCATTGGTTGGTGTGTCCAAAGCATTAGAAACGTTCCTTCCAAGTACATAGATGTTGCCTGTTGCAGGGGTTTGTGATGCGTCACTGACAGTATGTGATAGTCCATTAAATCTATAAGTAAACGCACTTGAAGAAAATCTAGTCATCCCTATAAGCCCTGTCGATGATGACCCTTGTGGTAGCTTCGCAAGGGTAGACATTGATCTTAAGAAAAGCCAGTCTGAATTATTATCAGCCCCAATGTGGTTTGACCCTGTGATCGCCCCTGTTCCAAGTCCAATATAAACGCCAACTGAAGATTCAGCCGTGTTGACAAAAACACCTAAAGAGTTGTTGTTTTGGCTTAAGGAGTTATTATTCCTATTGCTATCCAAGTACTTTGTGCTCCCATCCCCAATCAACCCCGTCTCCCGGTTGTAATCTCCAGCCACGAAGTTGTTATTAGTCGGTGCAGTTCCGACCAACGGCACCAACGCACCTGCAAGTGTCCGTGCCCCCATCAGGATGCAAGATTCCTTGATTGCATCCCAATTACCATCTGCCTTGCAACCAACTACGAAAGTATTGATCGCATCCTTCACGGCAGTCTCTAACGCCTGCCCATCCGCAGTCTCTACCCTGGTGATGTAGTCCTGGGCATCTGGGTCATAGGACGGCCCCCCAGGCACCCCAGCCTTCACCTCAGCCCATGTTGCCTGGTAATCAACCCCACCACGGTTAACGCGAAGTAGATCAGTGTCTAGTAATGGCGTCATGGCAGCGACGGCAGGCTACTGATGAGCTTCGGGGCATAGAGCCCGTCAGCAGTGGTCTGGTCCAAGTATCCCGCATCGTTGTTCAACGTTGAAACATTTTCACCAGGTTGTGTAGCTGAATCAGCTAATGCACCCTGTGCTGCGGTGGCAAATGCAGCCTCAGCAGCTGCCTGCGTGTAATACCTCGCATCCGTGAAAGTAGTGTCTAGCGCCACAGTGTCCGCACCAACCGAGATGCCAGTGCCTGCACCCACATCCAGTGATCCTGAGGTCGTTATTGTTCCCGAAAGACCAGCCCCACCACTGACTAGCGTGACGGTTCCGCTACCACCAGGCACTGATCCGTTTTCCCATTGCCCAGACGCTGAATTAAAAAGCAGCACCTCACCATCTGCTGGACTGACGATCGTGACATCGCCTAAATCATCAATGCTGTCTACCGTTGCCGCCGTGGCGCTCAACACCCCGGCAGATAACGTCAGGTTGGCGCCGATCTGGATAAGCTCTGAAACTCCGCTACCAGCGCTCCAGCGCCCCAGCAGGCGCTGTCCAGAAGAGATCGTGATGCTCTGGCTGCCTTGCGTTCCCGTGTGGTTTGCACGCTCGAGCAGGTAGCCATCAGACTGGTTGGCCGTGGCACCAGCCTCGATCCCGTCGAGCTTCAGCCCATCATCACGGGTCATCAACCCCGCAGTGGTGACAGTACGAGCAGGGATCGTCGCATCGTCACCCGTGTCCGATCTGACGTTGAGCGTCGTTGCCGTGATCTCCCCTTGAGGCACGCTCAGGTTCGTCTGTCCAGGGCCAAGCCCCGTCAACAAGCTCCCATCAACTGCTGGCATCCCAGGGACACCAAGTCCGATGTCAACCAGCTCAACGAGCTCCCCAATCCCCAGCCCGACGTCATAGCTTGCAGCTGTACCACTGTCGGTAACATCCGCAAGGGTGTGCTGGTGAACAGCAGTTGCAGCGCCGATGTCCCCAGGCGTCAGCTCGTCAGTACCGCCCGTGGAATGAGTGTCAGCGTGGGGAACTGGCGGTCTGGTGAAATTGACAGCATCAGCCGTGGTCTGTCTATTCTCCCCACTCTGAACAATCGTCAGCAGTTCAGTCCCTGCCAGCGGCAGAGTGGCTGCAGGCTGGTCAGTGATCTTGCCCACGATTCAGGTCAAAGCTGCCTGCAGTCTACGCCGTGTCCTTCACAAGTTGGAATGGGCCTGTCGTCACGAATTGCGCGGCACCCCTAATAACATCCGTTGCTCTTGTCGATAAACTTACATTTGTGAGCAGTGCTTGCATTGAATAGTAAACCTGCCCTGACTGCTGGCAAGCATCACCATCGCGCGTGATCAGGAACAGCTCTAAGCTAACTTCTGCACCTGCCTTTGTAAGCTGAACAAAGTCCATCAGCTCGGTAGGGTCAATGATAGGGCTTCCTTCCGTATCCTTTCGCCACTCCATAAAAAAGTTAAGGGTGCCACCACCAGTGATTAAATCCTTGATCGCCTCAGCGTAAGACTTCCCTAATGGTGTGATGTCAATGTTACTGGCCCCCACCTGAAACTCCCATGCCTCCACATCACAAACAAAGGCGTCATCAATCTTCAACACCCCGCCATCACCCAGTACCGCCATTAGAAGCCTCCAGTCACAGGACCCGTTGCCTGGAACCCCAGCGTAACGGCATGAGCACTGCCGACTTGTGCTGCGATTGATCGGCGGGTGAACAGTGCTTCGACGCTCAACGGGGTGCCAGTGTTGTCGAGATAGAGGGCCAGTGTGGTGGGAGTCTGCTCTGTCGTGTCCACCGCATTGAGCATGTCGATGGCTGCCGTGTCGTCAGGGTCATAGAGCAGCTGCACCTGTCCCGTAGTAGTGCGGCGCCCCACTCGATACTTCCTGCGGATCCTGTTACTGCAAGTGATGTCCCGCACTTCACGGTTGACATTGAGCGTCCAACCACGACCACAGATCTCACTGCCCTGGTAGTGGATGCTCGACTGGCTGCCTGATTTAACGGTCACGCGAATGCCGTCCCTTGTTGATAGGTGAAGCCTGTAGCCTCTTCAATAATGTACTCAGTCGTAAACTCTTGAATGTAAGTGGGCCATGTCTCCTGAACAAACCCAGGCAGCACCAAGTCAGTTCTTGAACCTACAACGTCGCCAACAGGAGCCGTATTGCGTCCTGTAGCATCATCAACCTGCATGACCAGCTCTGCTGTAGGGTCTGCACCATCATCGGTGCCCACCAGTATTCCGTAAGACCCAACAGGAGCGCCCAATCTATAGCCAAATGCACATATCTCTAATGACGATGAAGGACCACTGCGATACACTCCAACAACAAGGTCGTCCACGAAAGACTTTGTGCAGCCATAAGGTGATGTACCGTTGAAGTTAGCGGCGCCACCTACTCGTTCGATGCAAATGTTGCGAGTCATGCCCTCACTTGTGGCGTTGGTTTGAATTGCACAAGCACCACTTAAAGATCGATTTCCGTTGCCAAAAACACCTTCGCTAGTGATCCACCAGTCTTGATTATTAGCAACTTGAGGCGAGAAATTTGTACCGAACCATGGGCCGCCTTGCCAACTGAAACGGTTGACTGGCTCAAAATCGGCTTGATACGTCAATAGATTTGTTTGTCCGCTACCTCCGCTTTCGTAAGCGTGGTATCCCAACCCTACAGACACGCCGTGAGGTATCTTGAAAACTCCTGCACTTAGGGAGCCTTCAGAAATGCCGTTTGCAGAGAGCAATGTTGGCCCGCTATTAAAGGGATCAGTGCCTAAATCAGGAGCAAATTCATAGTAAGCGTGCCCAGATGCGTAACCCCCTGCCGAGATATATCTATTGTCTGAGGTTCTGCTTGGAAGATAATCAACGCCAAATTGATTATCAGGATTATACCAGCCGACCTGAGATGCGCCACCACCAAATGGATCGGACATATCCCACAAAGCACAGCCTAACACTCCTGACCTACGAGAATAGTAATCATATAGATACGTTCCATCAGTGCTGAACTCGGCAGATGGAGTTAAAGCAAACGGAGATTGACCAAGATTTACCGCTGTGCCGAACCATACCAGTCCACCCGAACTTGTCATCCTGACGTAGTAGCTAGTGGCACTAGCCGTGTT